TTTTCTGCCACCACGATGCTGTTTTCACTTGGAGCCAGCATGATTCTGGGCGGTGTGGCCCAGATGCTGGCCCCGAAGGCAAAAACACCGGATTACCGCGCAACGGATAACGGCAGACAGAACACGTACTTTTCCTCGCTGGATAACATGATTGCCCAGGGGAACCCGATGCCGGTGCCTTACGGGGAAATGCTGGTTGGCTCCCGCCGTATATCCCAGGACATCAGCACCCGTGATGAAGGCGGGGGCGGAACGGTCGTGGTTGTCGGGCGACAGGGATAAAACATAAAAAAATCCCGCAGTGATCGCGGAGCTGCGGGGACAGACAAATGAAGATCAATGTTAAGGAGTTGTTTTTGTTACTCGGGCAAAAAAACACTAACGCAGCGAAATTATAAGCGCCACAGTCAGTGTGTGAAAATGTGAAGATATTCAGAATTTTTATGCCATTACCGGTTTTAACCAACAGGATTATCGGTGGGCATGAAAGAAAACCCCGGTATCTGCTGATACCGGGGTTTCTCTTTAGCATGGCAGAAATGTGTTTCATGCTTTTCGGGCGAAGGATATCCGACTTCTGTACGGAATGGCAAGTGGCGGTTAATTTATTCAGGGGAAGGCTGTATGGGAAAAGGTGGCGGCAAGGCGCACACGCCGGTAGAGGCAAAGGACAATCTTAAGTCCACGCAGATGATGAGTGTGATTGATGCGATTGGTGAGGGACCGATAGAAGGTCCGGTGAAGGGACTGCAGAGTATTCTGGTGAACAAAACCCCACTGACGGACACGGACGGCAATCCCGTGATACACGGTGTGACCGCGGTCTGGCGTGCCGGGGAGCAGGAGCAGACACCACCGGAAGGCTTTGAGTCCTCCGGAGCTGAAACCGGACTGGGCGTGGAAGTGACGAAGGCAAAACCGGTGACGCGCACCATTACGTCCGCGAACATTGACCGCCTGCGGGTTACCTTCGGGGTGCAGTCACTGGTGGAGACCACCTCAAAGGGTGACCGTAACCCGGCATCCGTCCGCCTGCTGATTCAGTTACAGCGTAACGGTAACTGGGTGACAGAAAAGGACGTCACCATTAACGGCAAGACCACCTCACAGTTCCTGGCCTCGGTGATTCTGGATAATCTGCCTCCCCGGCCCTTTAACATCCGGATGGTCAGGGAGACGGCGGACAGCACCACGGACCAGCTGCAGAATAAGACGCTGTGGTCGTCATACACCGAAATCATCGATGTGAAACAGTGCTACCCGAACACGGCGATTGTGGGGCTGCAGGTGGATGCGGAGCAGTTTGGTGGCCAGCAGATGACGGTGAACTACCATATCCGCGGTCGCATCATCCAGGTACCGTCAAACTATGACCCGGAAAAACGCACTTACAGCGGTATCTGGGACGGCAGCCTGAAACCGGCATACAGCAACAACCCGGCCTGGTGCCTGTGGGACATGCTGACCCACCCGCGCTACGGAATGGGAAAACGTCTGGGGGCGGCGGATGTGGACAAGTGGGCGCTGTATGCCATCGGGCAGTACTGCGACCAGACGGTCCCGGATGGTTTCGGGGGACCGAGCCGCGGATGACCTTTAATGCGTACCTGGCACAACAGCGTAAGGCGTGGGACGTTCTCAGTGATTTCTGCTCTGCGATGCGCTGTATGCCGGTATGGAACGGTCAGACGCTGACGTTCGTTCAGGACCGCCCGTCGGATGTGGTGTGGCCGTACACCAACAGCGATGTGGTGGCTGACAATGAAGGTGTGGGATTCCGCTACAGCTTCAGTGCCCTGAAGGACCGGCACACGGCGGTGGAGGTCAATTACACCGACCCGCAGAACGGCTGGCAGACCTCCACGGAACTGGTGGAAGACCCGGAAGCCATACTGCGCTACGGGCGCAACCTGCTGAAGATGGATGCGTTCGGCTGTACCAGTCGCGGTCAGGCTCACCGTGCCGGGCTGTGGGTGATAAAGACCGGACTGCTGGAAACGCAGACGGTGGATTTCACGCTCGGGTCACAGGGGCTGCGTCACACACCCGGTGACATTATTGAAATCTGTGATAACGACTATGCCGGGACCCTGACCGGCGGACGTGTCCTGTCCATTGATGCTGCCACCCGCACCCTGACACTGGACCGTGAGGTGACCCTGCCGGAGACAGGTGCCGCCACGGTGTACCTGATTAACGGCAGCGGTAAGCCGGTGAGTGTGGACATCACCGCACACCCCGCGCCGGACCGGATACAGGTCAGTACCCTGCCGGATGGCGTGGAGACATACGGTGTGTGGGGACTCTCCCTGCCGTCACTGCGTCGTCGCCTGTTCCGCTGTGTTTCCATCCGGGAAAACACGGACGGTACCTTTGCCATCACGGCAGTGCAGCACGTGCCGGAGAAAGAAGCCATCGTGGATAACGAGGCCAGCTTTGAGCCGCAGTCAGGCACCCTGAACAGCGTTATCCACCGGCAGTGCAGCACCTCACGGTGGAGGTGAGCGCGGCTGACGGCCAGTATCTGGCACAGGCGAAATGGGACACGCCGCGGGTGGTGAAGGGCGTGCGCTTCAGTCTGCGCCTGACCAGTGGAAGCGGTCAGGACAGCCGTCTGGTGACCACCGCCATCACCGCGGATACAGAGCACCGTTTCAGCGGTCTGCCGCCGGGGGAATACACCCTGACGGTCAGGGCGATTAACAGTTATGGCCAGCAGGGGGAACCGGCCACCACCACGTTCAGGATTAATGCACCTGCGGTACCCGCCACGATTGAGCTGACACCGGGCTATTTTCAGATAACAGCGGTCCCGCGTCTTGCGGTGTATGACCCGACGGTACAGTTTGAGTTCTGGTTTTTCGGAGACAAAAAATCGCAGATACATCTCAGGTGGAAACCTCTGCCCGTTATCTGGGGACCGGCAGTCAGTGGAGTGTATCCGGCCCGCACATTAAGCCCGGGAAGGATTTCTGGTTTTACGTGCGCAGCGTCAACCTGGTGGGGAAATCTGCTTTTGTGGAAGCCAGTGGCCGGGCCAGCAATGATGCAGAAGGGTATCTGGGGCTGTTTCGGGAAAAATAGGAAAACTGCATCTGGCTCAGGGGTTGTGGGAACTGATAGATAACAGCCAGCTTGCAGATGAGATGGCGGAGATGAAGACCACCATCACCGAAACCCGCAATGAAATCACACAGACGGTCAGTAAAACACTGGAGAACCAGAGCGCCACCATACAGCAGATACAGCGCGTGCAGAAGGACACAAATGATGACCTGGCTGCACTGTACATGCTGAAGGTACAAAAAACAAAAAACGGCATACCCTATGTGGCCGGGATTGGAGCAGGGATTGAGGATACTGATGGCCAGCCACTGAGCAACATACTGCTGCTGGCTGACCGTATTGCGATGATTAACCCGGAGGACGGCAACACCACGCCGTTATTTGTGGCGCAGGGGAATCAGTTGTTCATGAACGATGTGTTCCTGAAGCGGCTGTTTGCGGTGAGTATCACCTCGTCCGCCAATCCCCCGACGTTTTCCCTGACGCCGGAGGGCAGGCTGACCGCAAGAAATGCTGATATCAGCGGTAACGTGAATGCGAACTCCGGGACGCTCAACAACGTCACGATTAACGAGAACTGTCGGGTTCTGGGAAAACTGTCCGCGAACCAGATTGAAGGCGATCTCGTTAAAACAGTGGGCAAAGCTTTCCCCCGGGACTCCCGTGCACCGGAACGGTGGCCATCAGGAACCATTACCGTCAGGGTTTATGACGATCAGCCGTTTGACCGGCAGATTGTTATTCCGGCGGTGGCATTCAGCGGCGCTAAACATGAGAGAGAGCATACTGATATTTACTCCTCATGCCGTCTGATAGTGCGGAAAAACGGTGCTGAAATTTATAACCGTACCGCGCTGGATAATACGCTGATTTACAGTGGTGTTATTGATATGCCTGCCGGTCACGGTCACATGACACTGGAGTTTTCGGTGTCAGCATGGCTGGTAAATAACTGGTATCCCACAGCAAGTATCAGCGATTTGCTGGTTGTGGTGATGAAGAAAGCCACTGCAGGCATCACGATTAGCTGAATTTTATAACCCAGATACGGGCGCCAGAAATGGCGCCTTTTTTATTGCAGAAAAGCGAGAGGTAATTATGCGTAAATTATGTGCTGTTATTTTGTCCGCAGTAGTCTGGCAGGTCGCCGCTGCTACGCCAGCGAGTGCAGCAGAACATCAGTCCACGCTGAGCGCGGGGTATCTCCATGCCTCGACGAACGTTCCCGGTAGTGATGATCTGAACGGGATTAACGTGAAATACCGTTATGAGTTTATGGACGCGCTGGGGCTGATTACGTCCTTCAGTTATGCCAATGCTGAGGATGAGCAAAAAACGCGCTACAGCGATACCCGCTGGCATGAAGATTCCGTGCGTAACCGCTGGTTCAGCGTGATGGCGGGGCCGTCTGTACGCGTGAATGAATGGTTCAGCGCGTATGCGATGGCGGGTGTGGCTTACAGCCGTGTGTCGACTTTCTCCGGGGATTATCTCCGCGTAACTGACAACAAGGGGAAAACGCACGATGTGCTGACCGGAAGTGATGACGGTCGCCACAGCAACACGTCTCTGGCGTGGGGGGCTGGCGTGCAGTTTAACCCGACCGAATCCGTGACCATTGACCTTGCTTATGAAGGTTCCGGTAGTGGCGACTGGCGATCGGATGCATTTATTGTTGGTATCGGATACCGTTTCTGACAACAGACGCCGATTTATCTTCTGTAAATATTGTTATGATACGCAGGTTCATCCACCTTATGGGGTGAACTGCGTTTGAGGAAACGTAAAGTTACACTGTCCTGAAGCCCGTGGCGTCACTGCTGCGGGCTTTTTTATTGGTGGAAAAGTATGACAGTAAAAATTTCTGGCGTGCTTAAAGATGGCACAGGAAAACCAGTACAGAACTGCACCATTGTGCTGAAGGCCAGACGAACCAGCAGCACGGTGGTGGTGAACACGGTGGCCTCTGAAAATCCGGATGAAGCCGGTCGTTACAGCATGGACGTTGAGTACGGTCAGTACAGCGTCATTCTGTTGGTGGAAGGATTCCCGCCGTCACATGCCGGGACCATCACCGTGTATGAAGATTCTCAACCGGGTACGCTGAATGATTTTCTCGGTGCCATGTCGGAGGATGACGTCCGGCCGGAGGCACTGCGTCGTTTTGAACTGATGGTGGAAGAAGCGGCGCGTCACGCTGAGGAGGCGAAGAAGAATGCCGGAGAGGCGGAGACGTCCGCGAGGAATGCCGGCATATCAGCCAGTCAGGCAGAAGAGAGCGCGGCAAATGCTGACACTTCAGCAGGGGATGCATCGGAGTCAGCCCGGCAGGCGGCAGAAAGTGCAGCCGCTGCAAAGCAGTCAGAGGAGGCGTCCTCGTCCTCGGCCTCTGCGGCCGCTCAAAAAGCCAGTGAGTCATCACAAAGTGCAGCAGAAGCTGAATTGTCAAGAAAGACGGCAGAAAGTGCAGCCGGTAATGCAGCCAGGGATGCAACGACCGCAACAGAAAAAGCCCGGGAGTCAGCAGAAAGCGCACAGTCAGCGGAACAAAGCAGGATAGCGGCGGAAGAGGCCGTAAACCGAATCCCCACCGTGGTGGGACCTCCCGGGCCAAAGGGGGAACAGGGGCCCGCGGGTCCTCAGGGGCCGAAGGGTGATAAGGGAGAGCGCGGTGACACCGGCCCTGTCGGGGCAACCGGCGAACGGGGACCGGCAGGTGATGCTGGTCCGGCAGGCCCGCAGGGGCCGAAAGGTGACAGGGGAGAGCGGGGAGAGACCGGTCTGACGGGAAATGCAGGTCCACAGGGTCCAAAGGGAGATACCGGTGCGGCAGGCCCGGCAGGCCCACAGGGACCGAAAGGAGAAACAGGTGCGGCTGGCCCGGTGGGGGCAACCGGACCTCAGGGACCGAAGGGCGACCCGGGGGAGACACAAATACGTTTTCGTCTGGGGCCGGGAAACATTATTGAGACAAACAGCAATGGCTGGTTCCCGGATACAGATGGCGCACTCATCACCGGACTGACCTTTCTTGCCCCCAAAGATGCCACACGGGTTCAGGGTTTTTTTCAGCATTTGCAGGTCAGGTTTGGTGACGGGCCGTGGCAGGATGTTAAGGGGCTTGGATGAAGTGGGCAGTGATACAGGCAGAACAGGAGAATGACATGAACATAACTAAAAAAACTTATGCAGCGTCTGTGCGGTTGCGGAAAGCATGATGACCGTGAACACGGGGGGTTACTTACAGCACAACTGCGTCTGGGGCCGGCAGACATCCTGGAGTCCGATGAGAATGGTATTATTCCGGAGCAGGACAGGGTAATCACGCAGGTGGTGATACTGGATGCGGATAAAAAGCAGATACAGTGCGTGGTAAGACCGCTGCAAATCCTGCGTGCTGACGGGACGTGGGAAAATATTGGCGGGATGAAGTAACCCGACAGCTTCACAAAACCGGAGTCCGGCTCCGGTTTTTGTTGTCATGTAAGGCAGATGTTTGTTAAAGCTATTTAAGTCTGGAGTTTAAATTAAAATAGGGAGTTTTATAATGCCGTTAAATTCGGAGATTAGATCAAGCTCATTTTTAATGGATTGAATGTCCTTCGAGCTCAAGTAGCATCTAGCGGTCGAGGGGAGTTTACATTAGGTAATGAGACTGTCAGCATTGTATTTAATGAAACCGATGGGCGTTTTCTATCCAGCGGCAGTAGTGGGGGATTGCTTACTGAGTTATTCCTTTATGGGTTTAATAACGGCCCTGAAGCTCTTCGCGATAGGATGCTCAGTATGCTTTCGGACTCAGGTGAAGCACAATCGCAAGAGAGTATTCAGGACAAAATATCTCAATGTAAGTTTCCTGTTAGTTCAGGAAATTTCCAGTGCCCGCCAGAGTCTATTCAGTGTCCAATTACACTAGAGAGACCCGAAGAAGGAGTGTTTGTCAAAAATTCAGATAGTTCGGCAGTATGCTGCTTATTTGATTTTGATGCATTTTCTCGTTTAGCTAGTGAAGGCTCATATCATCCACTGACCCGAGAACCAATAACGGCATCAATGATTATAAGTCCTGATAAATGTGTTTATGATCCTATCAAGGGAAACTTCATTATAAAAGATAGTTAAAATATTTTTCTCTGAGAGAGTATTGGCTGTCAGTAATTTGTAAAAAAACGCCGCAGACATCCAGAATATAAGAAGGTGTCTGTGGTTGGCAGGTTTCAGATGACTTGAAGGCGTCTTTATGTAAATGCATTTTTCTGTGGAGATGTTGTCGGAAAATATTGGATTAAAAACATAATCCAAGTCAAATAGTAAGTTTGTTTTTTTGAGATTAGGTGTGTGTATTTAGAATTTTTATGATGTGTTTATTTTGTGGGGTATTTTAGAAAAAAATATATTAATCCTTATTAATAATAGCTGCCATCCATTTCAGCTATTATTTTAAAATAAACAAGTTAAAGCTTAGACTCTTGTTTCTTGGATTATATCAAAGATATCAACATGATTTGATGGATTATGATGTGGTAAGCCATTGCTTTCGATATCGATTACCACATCCTCTGGATTTGGATGCCGCTGTCCAACAGGGATACCTTCTTCCATTGCGCGTATATCAGCACCTGTGGCATGTTCAATATCTGCTTTATTGGGGAAAATAGCTCCTTCTCTTGCGTGCCACCATATACGAGGATAGTCAGTGAATCTAGCTACTTCAAACTCGGCCTTGTTTAAATCGGCAGCCCCCAGTGTCGCACCAGCCCACCATAAAATAGTGTCTGGCTTTAATCCAGGGGTATTATACTGTATGGCATGCCCTGCTGCTTGCCCAACCATTGCACCGATATGAGGACTTAACATTGGATCTGTACTAGCAAATCTGGATACTGCAAATCCCCCTAAAGCACCAAGCGCATTTGCGGCAGCATTGGTAAGAACGGCATATTTAGTATTAGGGTTATCTAAATCCCACTTGAAATGTGCGCCAAACTCCAGCCCTAGAGTTGCCTGTAATGGAGATGCACCATATTTAAAATCTGCTTCTCCCGGTCTGATAACCCACTCCTCCGTGTAATTTGCTTTCGGCCCATCAGGAGTAAGTGGTGTTTCTCCAACAAGCTTCCATCCATTTTCAGTTTTGACTATAGGAAGTTCTACACCATGATTACGAACCACTTGAGCTGTTAATCCAAACCATGGTATTGGGTCTTTTGGCTCGGTGGTTACCGTCGAAGTAGTGGCTGATGTTCCAGTCGATGCAATAGTCGACACTGCAGTGGTTGATATATTACTGTTGCTTAATGCATTTTTTAACGGGCCAGGAAGGTCTTTAAAATTAAAACCTATTTCATCATGCAGAGGGAATATCTGTAAAAAATAATTACCTGATGTAGGATGAATATCTGGTTTTACAATGTTTAGCTGGACACCATATTTACCAGAGATGCCTGAAACGGAACTAGGTATCTCTAATGCCATTTGGGTAACATTGAATAAACCAAACATATCCAATGTTTTTTTCCTATGGATCCTTCTTCAAGGTGAGGAGCTATATATTCGTCTAGCCCTGAGAGCAGACCTTTATCTTTTATCAAGCTCAGTAGAGCTGTTGTTTCACCGCATTCCGGTGCATGTTGCTGTATATCATCTGGAATATTAACAACAAATCCAGCTTGGCATCCTAGAGGTAATTCGGATTGCGGTATTTGTGTAGAGGGTATTTGTTCTGTTTGATGATGTTGATTGTTTTGTGAGGTGATTCCAGATTGTATGGTCGGTTGAATGTTCATAATAAATCCTTATTACATGTTTATATCCATTAATAATATCAATCCATTGATACTATTAGTGTCACATATCCGATGTGGACAGCTTTAATATATAACTGTTTGAATGCTTGATTGATGTGACTTAGATCTCAAAATTAAGTTGTTAAATTTACCAGTTTATCGCTTGAACACTTAAAATAAATTATAAATGTTTCTGTTATTGTTTTTATAGTTTAAATTATTGTTGGTTGTATAAGCTGATTACATTTTTACTCTAAGTGTTATAAATATTTTATACTGATATTAGTCTTATTATATATTTTTAATGAAAATGAGCATAAAACTAAGACATATAATGCTTGGCAGCTTTATGCTCTTCTGATTGGCTGTATGTTTGATGACAAAAAATTAGCGCAAGAGGACAAAAAATCACCTTGCGCTAATGCTCTGTCTCAGGTCACTAATCACATCTAACTCATTGATTAATTGTGACTCTAAATGTAGTGTTTTGTCGCGTTTTGCAGTCTATCATTTAATCAATTGTATAAATAACATAATGATTTTTAATGTGTTTTTGTGATTTTATCCTCCTTCTGACATGGAAGTTGTTCGTTCAAAATCTTATTAAATATCAAGTTGTTAAATCTGGTAAGTCATTATTGGTCAAAATAAAATCATTATCCGATTTCAATTTTGTCCCACTCCCGCCCGCGACTGTCCCTATAATGCGCCGCCATTGAATCAGATTTATGTCCAAGAAGACGTTGTGCAAACTTGTAGCCAATCTGGTTCCGATATAGCCTCGCGGACAGACTACGTAGTTCATGAAATGTCGGTGGGTCTCCATCAAACGAGATCCCGGATGCATTTCGCGCCTTTGTTAAATACCGTGATACTGTGGCTGGAGAAAGTGGTTCGTGATAGGTTGATGCGATTATTGTTTCACTGCTGCTGGCCTCCCTGCATTTCTGTAGTGTATCAACCAGTGAGATGTCGAGTGCGTCAATGGTTAGAGCCAGCGGAATGGCAATTTTGGCTCCTGTTTTACTCTGTCCAATGTGAAGATGACCATCGTTTATGTCTGACCACTTCATTCTGCACAAATCGCCCACTCTCTGCCCTGTAACGACAGCTAAATCCATTGACAGCCTCAGCCAGATGGGGAGGTGCTCAGCAGCATGGTAAATAGCGACATACTCATTAGCTGTCAGCCTTGAGCGCCTTACTTCTGACTTTGCTGCACGGGTTGTTGTTACTGGATTCGTTGCCACATGCCCCTCGGCTATTGCCCCTCGAAAAACGTCAACAAGGGTTGACCTGATTACTCTTGCGGAAACCGCTTTACCTTCTGCGACGTAGGTGTTTAGCATTGCGGCCACCTCTTTCGTTGATATGTCAGTGAGCGGTTTGTCCGGCAATTTTCTTCGAATTGCCCTGATTTTGCTGGCGTAGTCGAGTAATGTTTTCGGCTTGCTCCCCCTCTAGCTGAGGATTGTTTCATATCGATCAAGCCACGTATGAAGAGTGATTGAGTCAGTGCCTTTAACCCTGTCCAGCAATGATTCGTGCCCACTTTCGCTGAAAAGCTCAATGTTGGTGTGAATGCTTCTGAAATTGCTACTCTTCTGTCTCTTCCCAGCCCGAACTCTTTTTTCGTCCTCGGGTCAGTGTGTAGTAAGACCGCTGCAAATCCTGCGTGCTGACGGGAAGTGGGAAAATATTGGCGAAATGAAGTAACCCGATAGCTTCACAAAAC